GCTTGAGAAAGACAAAATTATTGTTAACGACTTTGATATTCTAGACGAGTTGTCGACTTTCATTATGAAAAACGCTTCATATGAAGCAGAAGAAGGACACCATGACGATCTAGTCATGTGTTTAGTGCTATTTGCTTGGGCTTCGAATCAGCAGTATTTCAAAGAATCGACTGATACTAATTTTAGAGAGAAACTTCTTGAAGAGCGAGACAAACTTCTTCAAGACGAGCTTTCAGCTCCTTTTGTTCATGACGACGGAACAGAGCACGAACAGTCTATAATAAATAGAGAGCAGACGCCTGGAAATATGATAGACCCGCGGGACTACGATCCTTTGGTATGGTCTTGACTGTGCAGATAAATGGTAGGAATCCTCTCTTTATAAATATGAGGCAGAAGACCCAAACGATCAAAGTATCGAGGAGATAAGGATGCCATTTCAGATTTCGCCGGCAGTAAACGTTCGCGAATTCGACAGAACCGGTGGAGTTCCGGCTGTTGCTACGACCGAAGCAGGACTCGCAGGACATTTTTCGTGGGGTCCTGTTCAAAAGCGCGTTTTGATTGGTTCCGAAGAGGGATTAGTTCAACAGTTTTGGAAGCCAGGTGCTAACACCTATGAAGCTTTCTTCACAGCTGCGAGCTTCTTGAGCTATTCAAATGCTCTATACGTTGTTCGAGTTGTCAACTCTTCAACGGCCGGTGCTACTGGTCGTAACGCTCATGGCAATGTAGCCAACAATGCCGACACAGTCATTAAGAACGACGAAGATTACGAGAACAACTATTCGACTGGTATTTCCAACATCGGACAGTGGGTTGCTAAGTACCCAGGTGTTCTTGGTAACTCTCTTAAGGTTTCTGTGTGCCCAAGCTCAAACGCATGGCAGTCCACTCTCAGTGGTAATCTTGTTTACACAGCAAATTCTACTGCAGTGACGGGAAATGGTACTCTGTTCAGTTCTCAAGTTTCTGTTGGTGATCTTTTGATTCTTGGTCCAGACAAAGAGTCTCGCAAAGTTCTTTCAATCGCTTCTAATACAGCGCTAACTCTTGAAACTCGTTATAGCGGAAACACAGTAACAATCAACGCTACGAACTCTCCAAACGTTGTTCGTCGTTGGGAGTTTTATGGTCTCTTTGATGGAGCTCCTGGAACTTCTGCATACGCGAATACTCGATCGGGAACGCGCGACGAACTCCACATCGCAGTCGTCGACGAAGATGGAGAGATTTCAAATGTTGAAGACACTGTTCTTGAAAGGTTCCCGTCTGTATCTCTAGCTTCAGACGCTCTAAACGAGAATGGAACAACAAATTACTACAAGAACGTCATCAACCAACAGTCTCGTTGGATTTGGTGGGCTGCTCATAACACTACTAACGGCAATGCTGGTTCAAAGGCTAAAGGAACAACCTTTGGCGGCGCCGGAACTCCACAATCACTTTCATTAGTAAACGGACGCGATGGCGGTATTCCTCCAAACGCAGATCTAATCGAAGGTTACAATAAGTTCAGCTCAACAGAAGACGTTGACGTAAGCTTCATCCTCGGCGGCGAAGCTAATCAGACAGTTGCAACTCACTTGATCGATAATATTGCTGATGTTCGTAAAGATTTGATCGTATGTCTATCTCCTGAACAAGCAGATGTCGTTAACAACTCTGGTTATGCAAGTGCTGAAATGGACGACGTTATCGCATTCAGAAATGTTCTTCCGACGTCTTCATATGCTACTTTTGACTCTGGTTGGAAGTACACTTATGACCGCTACAATGATCTTTACAGATATGTTCCATGTAATGGTGACGTTGCTGGTTTGATGGCTAGAACTGATCAACTTCGTGACCCATGGTTCTCACCGGCTGGTCCGAACCGCGGTCGTATTAAGAACGTTGTACGTCTAGCATATAACCCAAAGAAGGAGCAGAGGGATCAGCTCTACAAGGCTGGTATTAACCCACTTGTTACTTTCCAAGGTGAAGGTACTCTTCTTTTTGGTGACAAGACGATGCTCGTTAAGCCAAGCGCTTTCGATCGCATCAATGTTCGAAGACTCTTCATTGTTCTTGAAAAGGCTATTTCAACTGCTGCACGTTTCTCGCTTTTCGAACAGAACAACGCAGATACTCGTCAGGCATTCAAGAATTACGTTGTACCATTCCTAAGGGATGTTCAAGGACGTAGCGGTATTGAGACCTTTAGAGTTGTGTGTGATGAAACAAACAACCCAAGTGAAGTTGTTCGTAGGAATGAGTTTATTGGTTACATCTATGTTGAACCGATTTATTCAATCAACTACATCACTCTTGACTTCATCGCGGTTGCCGGTTCAGTTGAGTTCACGGAGCGCACTGGACTAGTCTAAGTCCTAGGCACACAGGAGAAGAAGCAAGATGGCATTCAACATTAACCTCTTCAAAGGAAACATGACGCTCGGCGGCGCCCGACCGTCATTGTTCCAAGTAAACATCTCTAATCCGGTAAACGGATTGAGCGATATTAAAGTTCCATTTATGGTTAGAGCTGCTAGTATCCCAGCAAGCATTCTTACGCCGGTGCCTATCAAGTATTTCGGCCGTGAAATTAAGTTTGCTGGTAGCCGCACGTTCCAAGAGTGGAATGTTACAATTCTTAACGATGAAGATTTTATTATTCGAAACGGTATTGAAGAGTGGTCAAACGCAATCAACTCTCATGAGGGTAATTTGCGCAGTCTTGGATCAGCATCGCCGCTGCTTTACAAGTCATCTGCACAAGTAACTCAGTTTTCTAAGACTGGTGTTCCACTTCGCGTTTACAACTTTGTTGGTGTGTTCCCACAAGATATTTCACCAATTGAATTATCTTGGGAAAACTCTGACGCTATTGAAGACTTCAATGTTACATTCGCTTACGATTACTGGGAAGTATCTGGCGGAGTAACTGGTGACGCCGGCGGCAATTAAGTCGCGTCTGCGCCTATTTTGCGCAGTTAAACAACGGGTGAGTTAAGTATGGCACAAATCTTCGGATTTACTATTGGACGAAAAGCAGAGGAGAAGGAGCAAGAGCGACTTCCCTCTTTCGTCTCTCCACAGCCAGAAGACGGCGCTATCGAAATTGCTCCAGGTGGAGCATATGGAACATACGTCGATCTCGAAGGACGCGCTCGCAATGAAGCAGAGCTTGTCAATCGGTATAGAACTATGTCATCACAGCCAGAATGTGATGAAGCAGTACAAGATATCGTTAATGAATCAATCATTATCGATAAGGGTCGCCCTCCAATCGAGATTGTGCTCGATGATACTGGGCAACCAGATTCTATTAAAACAAAAATCCGCGACGAGTTTGAAGGAATTCTTCGTACTCTAAATTTTAATGACGAAGCTTATGAAATCTTTCGTAAGTGGTACGTTGATGGCCGATTATTTTTTCATATTGTTGTAGATGAAAAAAACCCAAGAGCTGGTATTCAGGACTTGCGTTATATTGACCCACGGCGAATTAGAAAAGTTCGAGAACCTATTAAGAGACGAGATCCAACTGGAGTCGTAATTTATAAAGGAACTCACGAGTACTATCTCTATAATCAAGCTGGCCTCATTGGACAGAATGCCGGTAAAGGCGCTAAGATCGCGCGCGACTCTATCTGCTACGTTCATTCAGGAGTACTAGACGGCCGTAAGAGTATTGTGTATTCTCATTTACACAAGTCTATTAAACCTCTAAATCAGCTTCGAATGTTAGAAGACGCTGTAGTCATTTATCGCCTAGCTCGTGCTCCTGAACGTCGAATCTTTTACATCGACGTTGGTAACTTACCAAAAGCTAAGGCCGAGCAGTATCTGCGCGATATGATGGTTAAGCACAAGAACAAACTAGTTTATGACGCATCTACTGGTGAAGTCAGAGACGATCGTAAGTTCATGACAATGCTTGAAGACTTCTGGCTTCCGCGTCGTGAAGGCGGCCGTGGAACAGAAATCACTACTCTACCAGGTGGTCAAAACCTCGGTGAGATGGAAGACGTTGAGTATTTTAAGAAGAAGCTTTACAAGTCTCTTAATGTACCAATAAGCAGAATGGATTCTGAGTCTCAGTTTAACTTGGGTCGTACTAGTGAAATCACTCGAGATGAAATCAAATTCTCTAAGTTCATCGGTCGTCTGCGTCATCGTTTCTCAATACTATTTGATCAATTGCTTGAGATTCAGCTTTCTTTAAAAGGAATCATGACTCGTGCAGAGTGGAAAGAAATACGTAAAGACGTCCGCTACGATTTTGCAGAAGATAACCATTTCTCAGAACTGAAGCAGATGGAAATTCTTCAAGGAAGAGTACAAGTGCTTACAGAAATCGACGCTTATGTTGGTAAGTACTTCTCTACAAACTGGATTCGTAAGAATGTACTATTTCAGACTGAAGACGACATCAAACAACTAGATGCAGAAATGGCAAAAGAAGGACCAATTGAGCCGGTTGATCCGTCTATGGTTAAGGAACCACCTGATAAGGCAGAAAGCTATCTAGTAGATCCAGAACTTGATTCCATGTTTGAAGAGCTTATTCTCGATTTACGAGAAGCCGCCCAGTCTTTCCAAACTATAAATAGTGATAACGACGAAGGAGAACAAAACCATGACTAGGATTAGCGACGCTGTACGAAGCCTCAATTCTGGCGATTCTGCAGCATTCACTTCCGCGATCAAAGACGAACTCATGGACCGAGTTAATGGTTCTATTGAGCTTCGCAAGATTGAAGTTGCTCAAGGACTTTTCGGCGACATCGAAGAAGCAGAAGCTCTTGATGCACTTACTTCAGCTGGCTCAGAGCAAGCTGCAGTATTAACAAAGAAGAACGTCGAACTTACTTCTCCGACCAAGGTCGATAAGGATGGCATGCGTAGAGGTCTTAAAGCTTCAACAGATGCTAACACTATGAACTTGAGCCAGAAGAAGAACGTAGTCGGCTCCTAAAGGAGACAATATGAAAAAGTTCAGCGAACTTAGAGAAAAGAAGACATCTACCTTTAACCCAGGTGGACCAGCAGCTGATCTTGTCCCAGAAATGGACGACGATGATGAAGTTACTAACATTAAGCCGCGTTCTAAAGGCGAACAAGATTTCGCTGCTAAACATAGAATTGAAGTTAAAGCCCATCCTGTAGC